GGTCATAGGAATAATGACTACTAGGATGGCCACAGAATTTCCTTGTTCTCATTTAAATGAGTACCAGCAAATTCTGTAGCGAATGCTTCAAATAGGCGACGTCCGAACATGTTCTCACGAGCAGTTTGGATGTCTTCTTTTAGTTGTGCCAATTCTGAGCCTAGATTTTGTGCCACTGCTTCCTTAACAAGTCCGGCACTGCGTTTAACAAAAGCTGACTGTAGTTCTGCTAATTTAGATTTAGCTTCTGCCACTAGTTTAACTTTAGTTTCTACGACTGCTTGCTTGTCTTGGTCAAACTCTTTGATCTCTTCAGCTAGTGCGTGGATAACAAATTTTTCTAACTTAGCGACTGCTTCAGTTTGAACTTTCTTATCTTGACGCAATTCTTTGATTTCTTCTGCAAGTTTAGTAACCATGAAGTCATTAAACTTACCAGCACTTTCAACCATATGACGTTTAAATTTCACTCGGTCTTCAGTAAGAGCCTGTTTCTCTTCGGCAAACTCTTTGAGTTCAGCGGTGAGACTTTCAGTAACCATTTTGTCTAGAGCTTCAACCATTACATTTTTGTCGTGCTCATAGCGGCCAGCGAATTCTTCACGCAATTCAGCGCGAATAACATCACGTGCTTCATTTAACTTAGATTCCCAAGCTTCATTTAAAGCTGATTGAGTTTCTTCGTTAATGATACCACTATCTAACAATGGTTTGATAGCATCTAACATTACGATCTCCTATTTAATTTTAAGATCTTTGATAAGGCCTTTTACGGCTTCTCTTAGATATTTCTGTACTTTTTGATCTGCGCTGGCCTCTTTAGCCATTTCGAATACCTTACTGCCACCACGCATATTCATCAGTCCTTCGTAAATCGCTGTTGGATATGCATTTGGTGCGCTTGGTTGCGCAACTACATCTACTGTGACTATTTCAAAGTCACTTACTTTGCCGTCAGTCTCATTCACGTTGCCGCTACCACGAGAGCTAACACCAAGTTTTACTCCTGACTCCAACATTGTTGTTACCAACAATCCCATCGGAGTAGGAAGAACCTTTAATTTACCAAAACCATTAGGACCATCCATCCACATGTCTGTAATCAGATGTGAAACGCGATCTAAATTAATTTTCAAATCATCAGGGTGATCAACTTCGCCTAAGACGCTGTAACCACCCTTGATTTGTTCATTTAGTGTGCTAACAGCTTTTTCAATCTCATTTACAGGATATACACGCTCATTGTGATTTTTAACACCACCTTGGATGAATATGCCTTTCATGTAAAGATTCTTACCTTTGCCGTCAGCTGTGCCTTCAGTGATAACTTCCATGCGGGCTGCGTCAAATGTCAAGTTCTCTTTAAGATATAAAGCCATTATAGTTTCCTAATTATTTTGCTACTGGTGCTGTTTTATTAACTGCACCTTCTTCTTTATTGACTGCTGTTTCTTTTTTAGCAAATGCTTTACCAGCATTAGCACCTGGTTTGTTAAGAGGATCATTAACTAATTGACCTTTTGGTTTTTCGCTAGCTGCAGGACTGTTTCCGTCTTGATTAGCTGAGCCACCGGCTGTTACGTTAACTGCTTTGCCACCCATGTCATTTTTACCAGCTACTGTTGATTTTTTGTTAACTGCTACACTTTTACCTGTACCAACTGCTGCACCTTCTGTATTAGCTGGTGTAGCTACTTTTTCAACGTATTCACGAACGATAGATTCATCAACATCTTTGTCTTCTTCTTCGTCATCTTCTTCTTTAGCTTCATAGAATTCTTCTTCCTGCATCGCATCATGATTCATGCCGCCATGCATTTCTGCCATTTCGCCATCGTCATCACCGTGGATACCAGGCATTGCTTCTTCTTCGTGCTCTTCACCAGCCATTAGTGCATCAAATTCTGCTTTAAGTTCGTCTAATGCAGATTCAAGATCAACTACGCGATCTTCTAATTCTTCTGCATCACCTTCTTCAGCACCAAGCTCAGCTTCTTCAGCACCAGCTAGTTCTTCAGCACCTTCTTCGCCTTCTTCTTCTTCAGAAATACCTTCTTCGTCTAAAGAGATTTCGTCAACAAGTTCTTCAACTTCGTTGCCGCCAACTTCAGCTAGGTCTTCTTCTGCTACTAGGTTTTCGTAAATATCACGTGATTTTTCTACTACGATTTGGTGGAAAAGTTCACGAGCTTTGTCTGTTTCATCGTTGATGATGAATTCGACTAATTGTTCGTATTTGTTGTTCATTATGAACTCCTTAAAAATTAATATTAATCCGGACTAATACTCAATTGAAATGTATTATGTTTATATATTTAACAGATTTGTTACAAAAGGGGGTTAAATGCTATGTTTTTGAATCGTTTTGAAAGATAACTACATCATTGGTGCTGCTGCGGGAGCTTTATATTGCTGTTGAACACTGTCTATCTTCTTCTCGTGCTCTAATTTACGTACATCATTCATGATACGCAGGCGATTTAACTGTTTTAGAGTCAATTTGGTTTTACGTAAATCGCTGAGTTTTACCGCAGAATTGTCGTCTTTTTCTGTGGCATAACCTGCAGGAGTAGGTTCAAAAATTTCTAAGATGTTCATAAGAGTATTTACCAAAAAGCCTATAAACCTAGACCACCAGCGGGTGCACCGGCACCTGCGGCAGGTTGGCTAGCAGGAGCACCGACACTTTCAGGGCCTGCACCAGGAACAGCGCCAAGCGTAGGTTCAATTGGTGCCACCGACTCAAGATCTTGCTGTATACCAGCGTTGGTAACTCCGACCGCACGTAGGCCAGCATCAGGTAATTCTGTATCCGCAACAGTACCATTTTCCTGTGCCCATAGTTCATCATTGCGAGTCATTTCTTCTTCGCTGAGATCTAGATAGCGTTCTAGTAGGAAACGTTTGCTTAGATAAGGAATTGGTTCTAATTGTGTAAATGTGGTGATACGCACTTGATCTACTTCTGCTTGACGATATTTAGCAAAGTTCTGCGGTTCGTTGAAACGTAGATCAAACAAATTATTGTCAATGTTGATGCCTCTCCAGCGCATGAACATCTTAAACTCTTGATCTAGTTTGTCCACAATTAGAGTTTGTAATCTGATACAATATTGATTAAATCGCCACTCTTGGATCAATGCTGTGGTTGTTTTACCATCACTGTAACTACGTTCGCTTTCATCTGTGCCTGTAGGCAAGTAACTGCTAGGAATACGTAGACCACGGAACATCTTGTTGGTAAAGTAACGTAGGTCAGTGATCTCACCTAGATTAGTACCGCCAGGAAATACTTCCACTGTACTACCACGACCATCTGCTGTAGTTGGAAAGAAATAGTCTTCGTTAGTTGATAATGGATTATATGTAGCATCCATCATGTTTTGTCCGCCACCAGTTTGTGTAGGAATTCTGCGTTGATGGATTTCATTTTTAACACGGTCAACATAGGCCATGGCCATGTGTGTTGGCATGTTACCCACGTCGATTTTAAAGATACGGCGTTCTGGAGCACGTTGTATACGATAGATGATAATAGCATCTTCAAGCAATTCTTTTTGTTTGAATATCTTAAAGATACTTTCTAATACCGAATTACCAAATGGCCAGTTTAAATCTAAGCCTTCTGTAAGTGATATATGGACTACGTGTTCTGCATCAATAACTGCTTCATTTTGCGCATGGCTAAAGCGTGATCCACCACTGTAAGGTGTTTGTGGTTGTGTGTAACTACCACTTGGACCGCCTACCTGTGGGTGATTGATGAATGTATCGCTACTACTTAATGCTGTAGCAGTCAAGTTCATGAAGTTAATGTTTAGATCTTTGATGATATACTGTTCTGGTTTTTTACCTTCAGCTTCGTTAACGATAACTTTAACCACTTTAAACATCTCTGTCCAAAATAGTTTAAATGTTTCAGGATCACGTAGGAAAACTTGATCGCCATATTTAATTGTGTTACGTACTAGTTTAAACAGGCGTTTGTTAAGATCATTTAGACTGACCCATTGTTGCAGTTGATCTTTGAGTATATTAACTTCGTTGTCTGTGGGATCTTCTTTGAAGAATAAATCAAAACCTGTACCATTTTCGATATTGGTCTGTGTCATAAACTCAGCAAGGATGTCTAAGGCAGCATTGACTTCACTGTCCATATCCATCTGTTCATATTGATTGTAGCGTTCTGTACGATTTGGATGACCGATGTAGACTTCTGGTAATTGGCTAGCAAAGTTTCTGTAGCCAGCATCTGGTAAGTTGTTATTGCTACCACTAATTGGGCTCATCGAGCCAGAATTATTAGCAGTCTTAAAGTATTTTTTCCATGCCATGTTTAAGTTCCCTAGATGCAGTATTTATCAGCCTACATGCTGTGCTGTAAAATTCCTGAGGTTAGGCTATTCGTATCTCGCATGGTTCTGAGTATTTCGGTTAAGATACCACTTTGTTGATGCACTGCGGCTGTTAGTGCGCCAGTGTCCATACTAACTGGTATACTGCGATTGTCTGATAATGGGACTACTGCTTCTGTGCCATGTAAGGTAGCTGAGTAACCACTTTCTGGACCAGATGATACACCACCTTCGGAAAATCCACCAACCATTTTATCATACATTTCACCGCCAATTGCAGCACCTCCTAGCACCGTAGGAATGCCAACTGCCAAACTTGCTCCCATTGTCGCTGGTGCAGCTGCTATAGTAGCCCCTATACCAGCTATCCCCCCTAATACCACAGCGGTTCCTCTGCCTAGACTAGAACCAGAAGATTTACCAGAAGCACCATCAACTGCTTTCCTGACACTAGCTATCACATCATTTGCTACTTTACCAAATGTTTTAATAGATGGAGTTAGGATATCTTGGATAGACATTTTCAATGACTGTGCCGCAGCTTCAACCCCGGTTAGTTCGTTTTGTAATCCCGAATTTGCTCCTGATAATTGTTCAGCATCGGCTATGGCTTTATTAATATTAGCAGATTCTGTTTTAAATGACATGTTATACAGTTCATCATAACTTTTAGCAAGATCACCGTTTGCGCCAATTAACATACTCTGTTTACTTAATGCTGTTCCAAGTTGATCAGTTCCCGATTGCATTCTATCACTAAGTTCAGCTGTGCCTCTGCTTAACTCTTCCACCGATGTTCGTCCAGCATTTACACTATCCCCCCATTGCATAGCAGATTTGCCACTATCCTGCAACATTGCCGCTGTATTTGTAATTGCACCACTTACATAATACTGCATGGCAGCTATTTTTTGGTCTTCTGATTTTAAGGCCAATGATGCTTTAAGACGTTCTGCTAGGAATGGATCATTTGTTGCTTTTGCTATTTTATTAACTTTTTCTGCATAAGCATATTGAGTTGCTAGTTTTTCTGTTGCCTCACGACGAGATTTAGCTTCATCACCTAGTATGTCTGATACTATTCTCATGTTTTTAGCCATAGATACTGTGGCTTCTGCCATTTCTCTATTATTAGCCTGAGAACCAGCACGTTTGTATCCAACCATAACTTGTGCTACAAGCTCAGCTTGTTCAGCAAAACCAAAACCAAGATTCTGCATTTCTTTTTGCAAGGTCAGTCCACTCTTGCCTGTATCCTTGGCTAGTCTAGAGGTCACATCAGCAACAGCTTTAGCTGCGGTTGTAACTGTTAGACCGCTATCTGCTAGTGCCTGGCTGTTGTTTTTAATTACTTCACTAAATTGTTCAACAGTTAGTCCTGCACGGGTAGCATACATGCGCATGTCGTCCATGCCACGACCAAACAGTGCCCCTGCTGATGTTGCTGTCTGGAACGCTTTGATTGTTTTTTCAGCTTCTGTAGCCAGAAGTCTAACACCTTCTTTAGCGGCTGATGTAACTGCCGATGTAAAAAACTCTAATGCTGTTGATGCGATAGCCATCCTGCCGCCTAATTTGGCAGTCTTACCACCAGCGGCCATCATAGCAGTGCCCATTGTTTCACCAGTTTTTGCTATTCCAGTGAACACACTTTGGGTAGAATCTAATGCAGTCTCCATTAGATCAGCGGCTAACTTAACTCCACTGCCACCACCTTGAAGGTTATTAACTAAGGTTTTTGTAGCATTGAATAACCCTTTGACCAGAGTTACCCCAAGTATTTTACTAAAGTCAAGCCCAGCTTTTTTGTTAGTGTCTGTTAGGAATTTTTGTGCTAGGATATTGCGTTCAATTTCAAGCTTCTGACGTTTTAGTGGGTCTGTGACATCATCGATGTTTTGATTAAGTCTTTTTAGGTCTTCACCTAGATCAATGTATTGCTTGCGACCTTTTTTCAACTGTTCGTTTAGGTCAGCAAACTTTTTAGCTGTAGCATCATATAGTTCTTTTTGCTTCTGCTGTTTTTTCTCTGCAGCATCGAGATTTTTATTGGTATTACTGATATTTTTACCAAACTCACCCATACCTAGTTTTTCAAAGGCAGCGGCTAGTATCTCGGCTAAACGTTCTTCATCCATTAATTAAACACCCAGTTTATCGTCTATAAATACTTTACAAGTATATACTATTTATTGGAAAAATAACCATGACTCAATCAAACCCATTAGCTAAACATTTTCGCCAGCCTGCGATCTATTTAAAGCTACCTAGCCAAGGACGTTATTGGTCCGATGACGCCTTAACACTAGGTGCTACAGGTGATATACCAGTGTATCCTATGACTACCAAAGATGAGATCACATTACGCACACCAGACGCACTGATGAATGGTACTGGTGTGGTCAGTGTCATACAGAATTGCATTCCGGCTATTGCAGACGCCTGGGCTATGCCTAGCATAGATGTAGATGCTTGCTTGATCGCTATACGTATCGCCAGCTATGGTAACGACATGAATGTCACTAGTAATTGTCCAAAATGCCAACACTCCAATGACAATACCATTGAACTAACATCTGCACTAGAGCAGATCTCCATGCCCAACTATGATAATCTATTAAAAGAAAAAGATCTAACTATTAAACTAAAGCCGCAGACATATTTTGCATTGAATAGAAGCAATACCATATCATACAAAGAACAACGTATACTAGATGTCCTGACTAAAGAAGATGTTTCACCCGAGGATCGCGAACGTAATCTCAAAGCAGTAACAGACGAGCTGATCGAACTTAATGTAGATACCTTGACTGCCAGCACAGAATATATCTTGATGAGCGACGGAACCAAAGTAACACAATCAGATTTCATCAAAGAGTTCTATTCAAATACCAGCGGTGCACTAGTTAAAAAAATACAAGACAAACTAGCAGAAATTGCGGCATCAGCAGGGCTACGTCCTTATAAAAATGTCTGCACAGAATGTGAACATGAATACCAAACAGATGTGACGTTTGACTACGCAAATTTTTTCGGACTCGGCTCTTAGCTCTCAGCAATGAAGAAATTGTCGGCTATATCGAACAGCTCGACAAAGAGATAAGAGCCTTAAAAGAAGATGCCCTCAGGATGTGCTGGTATATGCGTGGTGGGCTCAGCTACGATGACAGTATGCTATTAAGTAAATCTGAACGCGATATCATAGGCGAAATCATCAAAGACAACTTAGAAACAACCAAAAAATCTAAGATGCCGTTCTTCTAAGAAGTGTAATTTATCCCAATCCTACAGTCATTAAACTCCATTACTATTGAAGTCTAACCGATTTAAATAGATTACCCATTGCGAAAGCAGTGTTGGTTTTAACGGAGGTCCAGATAATGGATATCTTAGCAACAGTAAAGAAATGGTCAGGTGCTATCGCTGACACAGCAGTAAGTGTACTAGCACTACTAATCGTATTAGAAGTGTTACTCAAAGGCGCAGCATTACCTTTCTTGCCAGCAGTAGACGTTATTGGTAACGTTACATCTATCGTCAAAACACTAGGCGGTGAAGGTGTTGTTGGTTTAGTGGCAGTATGGGTACTGTATTCAATTTGGAAGAACAAATAAGTCTTAGGTTCTTTTAGTTATAAAACCAGCGTGGATATTCATTTATATTCACGCTTTTTTATTGACTCCGTTTTAAGATGTCTACGACATCTGCATTTTCGCTCGCGCTCAATGCTTTTCCTTCTAAGCTATAAACTTTGATTTAGTGTTAGTTCTTCTTGCTTTATCTAGATCTTTCAGTCGTAATTTACCTACAACAGGCAAATTACAACGAAGACTTTATCTGAGTCCTTCTCGCGTACTAACTAAAAGAGATTGCATTCACTTGCACGGAGGCGGTCAGCCGGTACCCCCTACTCTAGATTCTTCTGGCGGTAGCTCACATAGCCGTAGTTAGCCAACTATGTTTTTGCTCTCAGGTTGGTTTGTTTCAGAGCCTGAATCTTTTGGTTTTTACACCTAATTGATTGCCGTGCCGTCATGTGCTTAGTCTTGTCTAAGCGTTCCACCTGCGGCCATAACGCGAGCAGGATCTCCTCATGACACAGTATAAACTGCGATTGTGGCTAAAAATTTGTTTCTACGTATTGCTTAACTAGATTATAATATAATTGATTACTTTTAATGCCCGGGTGGCTGTTGTCAAAATTTAGGTCTAATTTTAATTTTAAAAAAGAATCATATAAGTTTACCCAACTATCAGGGTCAACCCCACCTGTTTCGTCATAATTATCATGTTGCAGAGTATATAACTTATATATTTCTTCATCATCTCTATTTTTACAATTTAGAATTTCTTTTTGTGTAAATTCAGATAAATCACTAGGATAAAAATTGCCCACTTTCCGGACAAAAAAACCATTATCCCATGGACATAGTCCATTTATGTTTATGATTTTAATATTTTTTGCAATATTTTTAATCATATTCACATATCTTAATAGATCTACTATTTCATAATGTATATGAAGTAGTGTTACGTATCTATTCAAACAATTTTGTATATAACTGTCTGTTAGTGTATGGCCATTTAGATAATGTGTTCTATTAGTAAGTTCCTTATTCCAAAATGCTGTAGTATCATATAATTCAAATCCTACATGAATTTTATTAATTCTTGGTATTGACGTCCACGCACAAATCACATATTCAATATTTGAATAGTCACCGAATGCCTTTATCACCTGCTCAAAAATATCAGAATTGTTCGCACCTGCATAAGCTACATTAACAGGAACTAAGTTTTTAAATAATTTGATATTTTCAGAACATAAATTTACCCATAGATCAGGAAATTCTTTACAGTCCCTACCTAGATCAGTTTCGTCGAAGCCAGTACCAGATGTAAATGAACAGCCAGCATATACAATTTTTTTGCTCATTGAGTCTTAGTTGTCTAACTTTAAATCTTTAACGGAATTCTTACCTAGTTTGATCTGTATGATGCCATTGTAGTTGTCTTCTCTCAACAGCACGCCTTCAGTAAATTGGTAATAGGCTTCCATGTAATTAGTTTCGCCACGTGATTTACACAAGTGTATGATTTCGCGTGTGAACTTATCCTTGCCTAGTGTGTCTATGTCTGCTTGTAATCTGGGACTACTGCCCCAGTATTCTTTCCAATCAGTTTCGACTGTTTCCCTGCGCTTGTTTTTCTTGCCTTTTAGAGGTGGTCTCTTTTTGACTGTAGTAAAATATTTGCGGCCAACATAATCGTGACCATTTGTAGTGTTTGTTATTCTGTAGATAAAGCCATAGTTGTCCTGAATATCCTCAGAGTCAAACAGTTTACCATTATAAGTCCAAGGATATTCATATGACATAGTGTTATTTATTTTGCAGCCTTGGCAGCGTTTTTCTTCTCTTGGATCTCAGCACGACGAGCTTTTGATAGCTTGCCTAGATCACCGAGTGCGCCACGAGCACGTGTACCTGCTGCGCCTACACCCTTGCCTTCAAATTTTTCATTTTCTGCGATATATGCTTCATATGCTGCTACGATCTGTTCATGTGTTGTTGCCATTTTAGTTTCCTTTTTTAAAAAAATTATACTGCTAGTCTTGCCTGTTTGCGGGCAATTTCTCTCGCAATTTTTGATTTATCTTTCTTACGTTGTGTTTTGTCGATTAATGCAGTTAATTGTGCAACATTAAGTGGACGTAATCTTGGTTTACCGCTTTTATATTGTAAAGGATGATTGTGCCTTTTACTTGGGTGTACTCTTGCAGATGGTCCTGCCATGTTAGTCTCCTTTTACTTTAGTTATACTATGTCGATATCAGTGTTGTAAGATGTGAATCCGTTCTCTTTTACCACCGTCATTACATTACTTACTCGTCCACCTAGCTCATCTCTGTGTGATACTAACCAAATTGATTTATGTGCATCACGTGACATCTTCTTAAGAATAGCCATGGCGTTTTCTACACCTGATGCATCCATACCCGAATCGATCAATTCATCGATAAACAACAAGTTGATAGGTTGGTATAAACTTTCCCATACATCACGAAATGCCCATGATAATGAAAGTATAAGTCTATTACGTTCACCTCGACTCAAGTTGTCAAAGTCTAGTTCTCTGCCTAGCTCTGTTATGTTTACGGTCAAGTCGTTCATAAACACCACGGTATGGGGTAAGCCAATACGGTCAAGATATTGGCTTAATCTCGCGTTCAAGTAGCTGAGATTTTGATCGATAATTCGTTTACGTATGTACGAATCTTTGTTAGTTAAGAGTTTGTACAAGAACTCTTGATGTTCTTTGATACGAGCAAGTTCATTCATGTTAGTGTAATCAATTTCGGCCAGTGCTGTTTGTCGCATCTCAACAATCTGTTCAGCATACGGGTCTTCTTCTATAGATTTAGCTTCTAGTTGTGATTGTAAACTAGCCAATGAACTACGATGGTGGATGGCATCCTCTTCTTTGTCATAATAAACTTTTGGTTGCACACCTAGCTCGCCTAATCCTTGTTTTGCTAGGATCAGTGCTTCTAAATCACCAGCATGGACACCTTGCTGTGTTTCAGCATCTTTAAGTTTGCTTTCTTTAATTGCCAACAGTTCTTCGTGTTTATTGTCATGTAGGTCTTGCCCACAGGTATTACACTTGTGATCACGCAACTGTTGAATATCGTCTGTTAAATTAGCAATACCTTTGACTTCTCGAGTTAAATCTTGTTCACTACGAGCAATGGCTTTGTCTAAGTCTGCTAGGTCCTTACGTCGTTGATCGTATGCAGATAATTCTTTGTGCGCTGCAATCTCGGCGTCAATATCTAATTTAAGTAATTCATCTAACGCTGTCTGTAATTTAGCAACGTCATCCTTACGTTTAGTCAACCACAACATCTGCCGACGCTGTAGACTTTCTATCTGTTCTTCAATACGCTTATTGGCATCAGTCACTGCCTTGATGTTGGCTTCTTCCTGTTGAATGGCGTCCCTTGTAGCCTTACTTTGCTCTTTGAGTAGTTCTGCCTTCTCACTCAATAAGGTAATACCTAACAGTTGCTCGATTATAGCACGCTGATCGTTTGGCTTTAATGCTAGGAATGGTTCTGTATATGTATTCAGAGCCACCACGTGCTTGAACATCTCATGACTCATGCCCAATAAACGTTCAATTTCTTGTTGCGTTTCTCTGCTGTCGCCTTGACTGTTGTCGTCCTTGGCTTCTTGTTCTTGTTCACCTATGTAGAATTTTAATACATTAGGTTTACGACCACGCTCAATCTTATAGTCAACGCCATTAACTTCAAAGTCTACAGTGACTAACATGGCCTTTTGATTAGTCTTATTAACCAAATTATCTTTACGTATGTTTGTCAAAGCCGTACCATACAAACTATAACTTAGTGCGTTGATAATAGTGGTCTTACCTGTACCGTTACGTGCACCTGTGTCGTCACCACCTAGATCAATGTTCTCACCTAGGACTAAGGTCAAGTCCTTGCGGTCAAAGTTAACCGCCTGGGTACTATTGCCCACACTCATAAAGTTTTTAACTGTGAGATATTTTATTTTGAACATAATTCTTTTAACAGCACTTGATAGATATGTATATTACCAGGTTGATTGTAATGCATCACTGGTCCTTTGTTTTCTAAATAAAATTCATAAAAGTTTATAATATTAGGAAATTCAAACAATTTTGAGTAATCAAAATGTGTGATATGTGTGACTGATTTCCCATTGACTAAACTTTGAATTTCTTTACATATCATATTATGCACATCAATAGCATAGTCTAGATCAAATATATGTTTAAAATATTGCTGACATGCTACTGAAAATTGATCAGTGCGATTCTCAATGTCAGCAAGTATAATGTCACAATTTTTATGATACTGGCTTTCACTATGAATAGGATTGTGGTTTACATGCACCCGTGTTGCGCTAGTGTGAGTGATTATTATATGATCAAACTGCTCTAGATCACTATTCCTTAGTTGTTCTAATATTTTATACTCACCGATACCACATTCGCAATGATTAATAATATCATAATGGGCTGATAATAATGAAAACCAACCACTGAACTCGTCAGTCTGTTTAGCAACCCCAAAACTATCACCAAATAGGCCTATTTTCAATTAGTACTCCACAAATTAGCAATAAAATCAGCAAGATATCGTTGACCTTCAATTGAAGGATGTTTAGTACCCGGGTCCAATAACTTCAATTGAACGCAGGCGTCAGATAAACTGAAGTTAGTTGGTTGATAATAATTAGTTAAATCAAATTGATCGTAGATATTTTTTATTTCTAGTTCTTCAGCGGCAATCTGAACGTCGTTCATAGAGTCAAACGCATCAAGATAGATTATTTTATCGTTAATTGGTAGTTTGGTCAACTGTAACCAATTTGATAAATTATATGAATCAGAATTAATAAACAAATAATTATAAGATTTATTTTTTAAATACTCTTGAAACATCAATATTTTTTGTAGCGTAAGTTTTAAATCAAATAGATCATTAGACCAATAACGATAGTGCAACGACAGATATTCTTTATATTCTTTAGTATCGCCGTACAATGCGTTAGACATAGTAGGATTACCGTTAACTAAAAAATTATTATCTCGGCGTACCATTAATGTACGACGGAGAGCCGGCCAAGCTATAATTACATTATCGTACTTGTTAGCGGACAAGTATTTCATAGTAGTATAGATCACATAATCTACGCTTGCACCACGTGTGGCTAAGTTTGTTATTTGAGCACCAATTTTTCTCCCAAAAAGAATTGGCCACGCATGTTCTTTGGGATCGTCCAATCCATCACCATAGGTATAACTAGCGCCGTTAATTAAAAAACTCATAGGTGCCTATAGATATCAAGTAATAAGTTTGGATCGTAATGCTCACTAGCAATATTAGTCAATTGATTAGTGACAATAGTATCGATACTTTCAAATTGTATGTTGCCTAGGATGATGTCTTGCCCAATGTCCATATTTTTGACTGGTAACAATGTTAGTTCTCTTAAACTGTAAGTACCAACGAATGTTTCTTTGATAAATGTAGCTTCTTCGTAAGTGATATCAATATCTAGATTGACACGACAGTGCATGTTTGGTAGTAGTAATGTTTCTGGAGCCTTAAGCACATCACTTAAATTCAACACACGATAGCGAGGTTGTCCTGGCCATGAATGGAACACGGGCTCTTGCCCCCATTCGATTATCATCATACCACGATCGTCATCACCAGCGTCAGCATAGTTGTGCGGAAAACAGTTGCCCATATAGGTAATATTGCCACGTGTCTGGCGTTTATGGAAGTGTCCAGTGAACACCTTCTCTACACCGTTGAACGCCCCTTCTTTGATCTCACCAGTGTCTGGCATGGCTACCATGGCATTCATATAGAAGTGCGGAAGTTCCAAATGTCCAAACATATACTTGGCTGAAATCTTACCTAGTTTTTTATGATCATCACCAACTAACCAAGGGACGATACTGACATCACCTTCTTTGTAGAAGTCGTTGATGATCTCAATGTTGGGAATATGTCGGGCCCACTCTGCTGATTGTATGTCACGTTTGTCCCTATAGTATAGATCGTGATTACCTGGAATGAAGAACACACGATCAAAGGCCTTGCCTAGTAACTCTAGGGCAGTAAGGCTATAGTTGAGTGTGACTATGTTGATCGCCGCGCGATTGTTATGCCAGTCACCTGTCATGAAACAGGTATCACAGCCCTCAGCCTTGGCGGTTTCTATAAACCATTTGACAAAGTTAAGACAATCGTCGTTGTGAGTACTACTGTTAGACTTTAATCCAAAATGAATGTCAGTCAGAACAGCTGCTTTCTTGAATAGATTAGCCATAGTTATAGTATACGCGACTTAAGAGTGTAGTGCAAATCTAATGTTGCCAATTATTCTTCGTAGTGCCCGCCACCAGCACCCCAATCCCCCTGGCGAGTATAGCTGGGACTGTACCCACTTATCTCTAGGATGTCATCACGGATATTCTGATTGCGTTTCTCGATGTTCAGCACGCGAGTGAAGCTGTTGGTGATGGCAGCAGTATAGTAGGCAAAGGGATTTTGTGATTTAGCTTCGTCAAACTGTAGCCCAATTTGACTTAGTTGTAATAATGCCTGGCTACGCATCTCATCGTTGTAGGTATATCCACGCCAGTTTGATCTAGTAGCATAACGTTCACATAGTTTAATAAACATGTGCGCTAGTTTATTGGTCATCGTGCCGTGATCTTTTGAAAATTTACCTTTTTCAACGCCGCCCTTCCAATGGCTTTTGCCTACGCAGATGGGTGTGCCTTCTTCGTCGACTTTAAAATGTTGAAATGGAGGAAAGTTTACTTTGGTATACTTGATAGCGCCTTTGACTACTACTGGTTCATCATACTCGGTTTCAAAGTTTTCTTCATCTGCATCATACTCTTCTTGTGCTTTGGCATCGGCTTTTTTCTGTTTAGCTTCGTCTACAGGTATATGTGCCCAAGTCATCACACGGAAAACAACGTCTGTTTGTGGAATATCTTTGGTGGGAGTAAGGTATTCATCTAGTTTTTTCTTAACGCCATTTAATAGATCCGCTTCTTGTACTTCTTTAGCTAGGCGTTCTGCACGTAGTTTGCGTGCTTCAGCAATGGCTTTTTTAGAGATCTTGTCAACACCTGTGACGATCATGTCATAACTTTTAACTGTATCGTCCACAAAACTACAATAAGTCAACTTACTTTTAGCGATTTCTTTAAGTATGTCTTTATTGTTTAAATAATTCACCTTTCTCATCGTTAAGTTTTCCTTTTAAACTACTACTATTATATAACCTATAAATACAGTATACAAGAGGTATTTGATAAAATGGCATTTTTCCCACAACAAAACATAGGTATACCATCACCTACCAGCGTAAACTTCACTGGCAGTAACACTGTGTTTGATCTATTGAAACCCAGCACTAGTCGATTAAACATAGCTGGATTACTTCCCGGTGGTGCTAGCAGCCTAGGCAAAAATATTCCTAATATTGGTTTCCAAAGTCTAGCAGGCACAGGCGGTGCTACTGCTGCAGCTGAAGACGATTGGCGTGTGCGTGTTAGTCTAAGCCCTAATGCTAAGATATTCTATCAAGATCTCAGCTTAGGACCTAATGCACTGCAACATCCTCTAATAGAAACCAACGGCGTTATTTGGCCATACACTCCACAGATTACTGTGAATCACAATGCAGGGTATTCAACAGCACATCTTACACATAGTAATTATCCCGCACATTTTTATAACAGTTCGGAAGTGGCAGCCATACAAGTGTCAGGGGATTTCACTGTGCAAAACATGGAAGACGGACAATATTTGATGGCCGCTGTGTATTTCTTCCGCTCAGCCACAAAGATGTTTTTTGGACAAGGCAGTAATGTAGGTAATCCGCCACCCATAGTATTCTTAGATGGATACGGCAGTCACTATTTCCCACATGTGCCCTGTGTGATAACACAGTTTAGCCATACATTGCCCAGCGAAGTTGATTACATCCAAGTTCCTATCAGCCAAACTGTGTTAGATACTAGCCCGACAGATCCTAATCGCAGTGTTAATCTGACACCCGACGAACAAAAAAATGTTCCTAGCCTGCTAGTTAGTAATACACAGGCTACTACACCTAGCACACAGGCTACTGTGCGTGCTAGCAGAACCAAAACTATTACAACTACCACACGTGTACCAACTACTAGTACCGTTTCGGTAACACTACTTCCAGTATACAGTCGTAAAAATCTACATGAACGATTTGATCTTGAAAAATTTGCCGCAGGTGGTTTATTACAAGATAACGACAATGGGTTTGGAGGATTCATTTAATGGCTATAACTTACAATAGAACCAGTCCCTATGCCAACACAGACACATATGGATTCTTCCTAGATGTGGCAAATATTCCTCAGATACCATTGGATCCCAGTGATGTTCAATATCAGATAGATGCTATCTACAAAGGTCGTCCGGATCTATTGGCATTTGACTTGTATGGTGATAGCACATTGTGGTGGGTATTCTCTATCCGTAATCCAAATGTCTTGCAAGATCCCATATATGATTTCCAACCAGGCGTGATTATCTATGTGCCAAAAAAGCAAAATCTAACCACAGCATTAGGATTGTAATAGATGGCAGATTCGAATACCTTATCGGCTCGACGTGCTAAAGGATATCTCAGAGAACTTGGCTGGACCAACAATCAAGCCGCAGGGCTAGTTGGCAACTTCCAGCAAGAATCAGGTGTAAATCTTGATCCCAGCATTACTAGTCCAGATGGTACCAGTTATGGTATCGCACAGTGGACTGCTCCTAGACAGAACATATTCAAACAAACTTATGGTAAACCCATACAAGGTACTAGTTTAAAAGAACAACTAGATTTTGTAAACTACGAATTAAACAATAACGAAAAAGCCGCAGGTGATGCTCTACGAGCAACTACTACAGCTAGTGAAGCTGCTTTGGTAGTATCCAATCGATACGAACGCCCTAGCCCTGCATTTGCTAATAATAGCCAACGGGTGGCTTATGCTAACAATGTAGCCCCCACCCCGATCACTGTGGCTGCCAACGACACTCTCAGTCAGAATGAACAAGAGAAACTAGACAATCAAGCGCCCAGTGAAGAAGGTGAAGCTATTAGACAAACTCTGCAACGTGAAGCAGATTCTGAATTTGGCGAAGGCAAAGTTGAGATCGGTGAAGTTACCTTTGTTGAAAATACTGAAACCCCAAACGCAGCCAATACCACAGCGACCAATACCACTACTATCAGCACCAAACCCTTGCCTAATAGGCTTCATCAATACCCAACTTATATCTATGGTTTAAGCCTACACATACTTTCTGATCTACAGTATAATAAGGTAGTAGAACAACAAACCTATACTCCAGCTAATGTTCTTATAGCCAGTGCTGGTAGATACAGTAGTTCATTCCCACGCAATGAATTCTTTAACGAGGATTTTTATTTTGATGATTGCGATATCACAACAGTTATCGCGCCAAATGATACGAGTCGCAACACCAATGCGATCGAAATGAAATTTACCATCATCGAACCATATGGATTTACCTTGGTAGAAAGACTTTTACGTGTAGCAGATGCACTTAAGAGCAAAAATTATCTAGACATGCCTTATCTGTTACAGATAGATTTCTTTGCTATGGATGATGCTGGTAATATCGTAGGCAGCATAAATGATCTGAGAAAACGCATACCTATCAAGATAATTAAAATGGACATACGAGTCTCGGGCAAAGGCGCAGAATATAAGATCGCCGCAGTGCCATTTAATCACAGTGCTTACGAATCAACCAGCGTTACTACTCCGGCAAACTTTGAAATCACTTCGTCCACAGTGGCTGAGTTCTTCCAAAGTGCCGCGGATGCAGATCAGTTTAGTCAACTGTTAGCTGCGCAAAATGCACAAGAAAGAGAAACAACAAACAAGAATGCACCAACTCCATCAACTAATGCCAATGCCAATAGATTATCCACAGCAAATTTTGCCGCAGGACCTATACCAACTACCGCAAGGAATGCAGGTAAAAATCCTCCCCCAACTAAAAGAACTTTTACTACAGTCAAGAGCTATGGTAGTGCTATCAATGATTGGTATCGTGCATTAAAAGAAAGTCGCAAGACCAGCAGCAATGACATTTATAAGTTTGAATTCCTTCCAGATCCTGAAACTGGTGAAGACATGATCGGGTCTGCACAGTTCATACAAAAAAACATCAACACACCAAAAGATACTCCTATGAAGAGTAATCAGAATGTCAATGATCAAGTCACTATGGCTCGATCTGATTTGGGTGATACCAGCACAGGTATACATGACATCACCAAGGCCATATTCCAAGTGCAGTATGGAACTACCATTGAAAAATTATTAGAGTATGTGATACGTAACAGTGACTATATCCAACGACAATTAATTGTTCCCGAAGATCCAGATTATGATAGACAAAAAGAAGCATTCAAAAATAAACCACTTTATTGGTTTAAGATCGTGCCAATAGTTAGATTACTAGAATTTGATAAAATTAAACGATTATGGGCCAGAGAAATCACCTATACAGTGCAACCTTATAAGGTTTATAATGTCCGTCTCGATGTTGGCCCACAAGGTGTGCAACTTTACCCAGTAAAAAATTATAATTACATCTACACTGGACAAAACGACGATGTGTTTGATTTTGACATTAACTTTAATGCTCTTTATTATAATCAAGTTACTGCGTTTAGAGATAATCTAGGTGAATTAAATCCCAGCGGGGATTCCTATACGCAAGACTATTTGGTGCAGAATGCACCAAATTACGGTGGCGGTGAACCACCAAAAAGCATTGATTATAATGCAGTAATGCCTATGGTAGTTAAACCTATAGTGCAGAATTCTAAAGCACAGGCCACGGGTGGTGCAAATACGGCCAAAGAAGTAGCTTCAGTTGATCTGGCAGATAGCCTCATGACCAATAGCCAGGCTGACATGCTGAAATTAACTCTGAAGATCCTAGGTGATCCGGATTATATAAAACAGGATGATATATTCTATAGGCCAAGATTGATAGGCGAAGAAAAAAATTTAGCGAGTCAACCAAACAACGATCCTCGTCTGCTGCCCAACAATGGTAGTTTGGTCATGGATGGTGGTGGAATATACACACAGGTATTATTTAGGACACCAACAGACATCGATGAAAACACAGGGCTGATGAAATTTGATCCTAATTACAAGCACAGTGTGTTCTCTGGATTATACCAAGTAATTAAAGTAGTTAGCCATTTTTCAAACGGACAGTTTACACAAGATGTAGAAATGGTTCGCTTGCCACGACAAGTAGCATTTGACTATGTTAGTAACAATCAAAATAACAAGTCATCTAATAGGGATGAAAGTTCACAGCAGACACAACCGGGATTAAGCCCACCAAACCCTACGCCAAATCCTAGTACGTTAGTCTCAGGTGGTGGAGCTCCAGCAAGTCCAGCAGATCTAGCAGACACAGCTACAGATCAAACACCCGGAGGCGATCAACCAGCTGCTGAAGCTGCAAACAGTGAACCACCTCCTGCTCAGGCTGATTTGCGTTCTCCATTGGCAAGAGTCAGAGATACAGCACCAACACAGACTATAGATGTAAATACTCGACCACCACAGTTAGGCAATGACGCTACTGATGCACAATTGGCAGAAAATTATAGACAGAAAGCTACATATTTCCAAAATTTAGCAAACAAAGCATCAGCGTCAGGAGATAGTGAATTAGCTGCCGCATATCAAGAACAAGTTCCAGTGTATCAAGGATATGCCGCACGTCGTCAAGCATTAGCAGATGGCACATCAAATCAATAGGAAGTAGTATATGGCAATAGATCACAGAATAGGCAGTAAGGTAATCAAAAATGCACGCAGAGAAGAAGCTACAGGCACTCGCGTTGATCCCTATCCATACATTGGTATAGTCAAAAACAATCTTGATCCTACACGCAGTGGTCGCCTACAGGTGTATATTCCAGATCTGGGTGGACCACAAGATGAGCCTAACAACTGGCGCACAGTGAGTTACGCTAGCCCATTCCAAGGATATACTCCCTTAACAGAAAAAAGTTCAGAAAAGCCCAGCACAGCCAATAGATTTGAAACTGTACATCATACCTATGGTATGTGGATGGTGCCTCCAGACATCGGTGTGCAGGTAATAGTATTGTTCGTAGGCGGTGATCCCTTACGTGGTTATTGGTTAGCCTGTGTGAACCCTCATCTAAGCCATTTTATGTTACCAGGTATGGCAGGAACACCCAATGTAGATCCTGAAACACTCAGTGCCAGCGAAAAGAAAGCCTATCTAAGCGGAACAGCGATAAATTTACCTACGGCAGAATTTAATGAATATACTAAAGATTTTACTAACGAAGCCTACTATAATAATAATAAGCCAATACACAGGATACAACTTGAAATATTAAAATTACAGGGCCTAGATAGAGATCCCATACGCGGTTCAATATCCAGTTCAAGCCAGCGTGAAAGCCCTAGCCATGTATTTGGTATATCAACTCCTGGTCGACCCTTGATCGATCCTGCCGACGATAAAGCAAAATATCTTGAACAGCTTAATACTGGTAACATAGATAAGAAATATCTGTTTGTCAAATCACGCAAAGGTGGACATCAGTTCGTCATGGATGATGGCGCGGCTTTGGGCGAAGATCAATTGGTTCGATTGCGCACAGCTAAAGGTCATCAGGTCCTTATGCATGACACTAATAATACGATCTATATTGGTCATGCAGATGGTGAAAGCTGGATCGAATTAAATGCTGATGGTGGAATGAATGTATTTACAACATCATCACTAAACATGCGAGCTAAAGGCACTATCAATCTACACACAGACAGTGATTTTAATCTAAATGCTGATGGTGATGTGAATATTTCTGCAGGTGGCAAGTTTGCTGTTAACAGCCAAGGTACTGAACTATTACAATCTTTCTTAAGCATAGAAAGCACAGGTAGAGTTGGTATAAAAACCGGTGGGGATTTCTTAGTTGATGCACAGGGCAAGATCAGCCTCAAAGCTGGCGGTATATTTGCCTCAGAAGGCAGTGGAATCTATCAGAATAGTGGCAAGACAGTAAGTATCCCTGCATTTAAACCTATACAGGTCAATAAACTGCCCGATACAGAGGACCAAGGCGGATATTGGAACATAGTGCCCGGAGCACTATCTACTATAGTCACTGCTGCACCAAGCCATGAACCATATTTTAGAGGTGAGACTGGGGTATTCTTCCTACCAACAAGCCCTGGCATACAGCCCGGCGCTGCATGGTCAGAAGCAGTTGATACTACTAAACAAGCACAGGATACAGGAGTGCAAAATCCTGCACAAGATAAAGATCTACGCAATCAACCTGCCTGTGATTGCAGTTTAGGTAATCTTGATAGTGATCAGCTGACAGCGTATTTTGCACAAATTGGCAAGAGTGAAAGCGGTGGTAACTATGCGGCAGTAAACACCATAGGATATGTAGGCAAATATCAATTTGGTTATCCTGCACTGATCGATACAGGCTATGTTAAATCAAGCTGCACATCAAATGCGCAACTACGCAATCCTAATGTGTGGACAGGTAAAGGTGGGATCGACAGCTTAGAAGCTTGGTTGGCTAGCTCAGCTGAACAAGAATCAGCTATGTGTGATTATACCAAACGTAATTACGCTACTATGTGCCGTATTGGTGCAGTTACAGCTGATCAGACATCTGAAGATGTTGCTGGTATGTTGGCAGTAAGCCATCTGTTAGGTCCTGGTGGTGCTAAAAAATATCGCCAAGGACAGAATAGTGCAGATGCCTATGGTACTACTGGTGCTACTTACTTTAACAAAGGCAAGTATGCAGTCGCGGTCCTCGCACCTAAATTACCAGCCATAAATGCCGGATAAATATTATTATGGCTACTACATATAAAGGATTCAGCACTCAAGCAGGTAATAAAAATTTCCGCTTGACTGACTTTGATCTAATCAAACAGGACATCTTAAATCACTTTAATATCCGCAAGGGCGAAAAATTGATGCGTCCAAATTTTGGTACTATCATATGGAACGTCCTACACGAACCCTTTACTGAAGACCTAAAGAGTGTAATAACACAAGATGTTCAGGCTATTGCCAGCTATGACCCACGTGTTAGTTTTGATAATATTATCATCACAGAGTATGATCAAGGCATACAGATAGAGCTACAACTACGCTACGTTCAAACTAATCAGACTGATCTTATGCTGATGACGTTTAATGGTGATGCTAACAGACTCACAGCCAGTTAATTAACTACACAGTTTATTTTCCTGATAAATACTATATAATAGGAAAACAAGCATGGCGATTACCACCAGACAAACCAGTTTATTAGTTGCAGAAGATTGGACCAAGCTGTATCAAACTTTCCGTAACGCAGATTTTCAAAGCTATGACTACGAAACTCTGCGTGCTAGCATGATCAGTTATCTGCAGTTATATTATCCTGAAGACTTTAATGATTTTATTGAATCAAGCGAATTTATCGCATTGATTGATATGATCGCTTTCCTAGGTCAGAGTCTGGCTTTCCGCGCTGATCTAAATGCTCGCGAAAACTTTATCGACACAGCACAACGCCGTGATAGTATCCTTAAACTAGCACGCCTAATCAGCTATAATCCTAAACGTAACATTAACAGCAAAGGCTATTTAAAATTTGAAAGTGTTAGCACAACAGAAACTATCTATGACAGCAATGGCCTCGATCTTAGTGGATTAGTGATAAACTGGGCTGATGCTGGTAATGGTAACTGGTTAGAACAATTCACTCTGATCTTAAATGCCGCTATGGTCAACAATCAAAGCGTAGGCAAACCCAGTAGTAGCCAGATTATTAACGGTATTACCAACGAAGAGTATCAGATCAATCTAGTACCTAATATATTAGCTAGATTTCCGTTCTCGGCTACAGTAGCCGGTACACAGATGACATTTGAATCAGTTAGTCCTACCAGCAGTGGCAAAACCTATATATATGAAGCCAATCCTTACTTAAATGCACCGTTCAACATCTTATATAAAAATGACAATCTAGGTAATGGTAGTATTAATACAGGATTCTTCTTATACTTCGTACAAGGCACATTACAAAGCCAAGATTTTAATTTTGCTGAAAGTATTCCTAATCGTGTATATAGTTTGAATACTAATAATATCAATAACACTGACGTTTGGCTATACAGTCTAGACAGCAACGGTAATTTAGATATCCTATGGGAACAAGTTCCAGCAGTAGCTAATACTAACGTCATTTATAATCAAAGCCAAAATCGTAATATCTATCAGATAAACACACGTGCAGGAGATCAAATCGATCTAGTATTTGGCGATGGTAGTTTTGCTAATCTTCCACAAGGTAATTATAGATTATATTACAGAACTAGTAATGCTTTACAATATAAAATAACTCCAGACGAAATGCAAGGAGTTATTGTTCCGGTGAATTATGTTAGTGCCGGTGGTCGTGTAGAAACACTGAATATTTCAGCTAGTCTACAATATACTGTAGCTAATGCTACTACACGAGAAAGCCTAGACGATATCAAACAGAAAGCACCACAACAATACTACACACAGAATCGTATGATCACCGGTGAAGATTATAATATTTTACCTTATACCTTATTCAATGACGTGCTTAAGATCAAAGCTGTAAACAGAACAAGTAGTGGCATCAGTCGTTACTTGGATGTGATCGATGTTACTGGCAAATATTCTAGCACAAACATCTTTGCACAAGATGGTATGTTGTACGAAGACACATTTATCAACACATTTAGTTTTGATTATAATACTACAAATGATATCTATCGCGTGATCTATGATCAAGTGCAACCCATAGCAGAAGCACCAGAGACCAAGCAATTTTTCTACGCTGACTATCCATTGATAGAACTTAACGACATTTATTGGCATACATCAACAACTATCGCTAATGGATCAACTGGATTTTTCGTTGATGCCAGTGGTAAGATCCTACAGATTGGATCGGCTGTAACTAGTAGTAATCGATACATCGCCCAAGGATCAATAGTGCGTTTCTCGGCAGGTCCTCCACCGAGTCCTGGTAATTTGCCCTCTTACTTCGATGCTAATAACTATGTTAAAGTAGGAACACCAAGCCAACCAGGTGACAAATACTATATCTATGCGGCTGTTGAGCTAGTAGTTGGTGACGGAACTAACGGTGGTCAAGGTAATTTATCAAGTGGACAAGGGCCAGTCACCATCAACGCTGTAATCCCTAGCATTGGTCTTGACTTGTCAGAACAAACTATCATAGGTGATAAAGTATTTGCGGTATTCAACAACAATTTTCCTAATAGCCTAGTAGCGCAGATGGTCAGCTACATACAAGCGTTTGCTAATTTTGGTCTGCGCTATGACGTACAATCTAGCACCTGGAAAACGATTACACCTCAGGATCTAAACACTGTAGATGCATTTAGTTTGACTAATGCAGGTGATACTAGTGGTCAAGCACTCGATTCTAGCTGGATTATTGCATTTGAAACAGTAGGACAAACCTATACTGTTAGTTATCGTGGTTTAAATTATGTTTTCCAAAGCGTACAAGAAACCAATTTCTACTATGACGGAACTACTAAAATTTTCGATGCTGCTACTGGAATCACAGTTCGAGATCAAATTAAAGTATTAAAAGTCAACAGCAATCCTGATAATGCTAATCCACTAGCTTTAGATTATATTTGGTATGTTTACAAGAGTGTTACCAACGTTGATGGTTATGTGGATATCAACAAGATATTACTAACATTCTCAGATAGTGATAACGATGGTATCCCAGACAATCCCGAATTGTTTGATCTGATCGTTAATCCAACAGTTAACACCAACAGCAAATATGTTTACTTCAAACAGACCGTGGGCTATGATAATTTTGCAGTACAGGAACCTGTAGACAATACTACGGTAGTATCTATTTACAGTTCACTACGAGATGCACAGATAGCAGCAACACTATATCAAAATGGACAGTTGTTCTATATACCAGCTGACAATAAATTCTACAAACTCAGCGTGAGTGGAGCGGTATATACCTTAGTAGAGCAAACAGGCTCTAACGGTACCGATTTCTACACAGCCAAATTTGGTCGCCAAAGTCTATATTTCCAATATCGTCATAACAGTCCTAACAATCGTCGCATTGATCCAAGTCCAAACAACATCATTGACTTGTATATCATGACACAGCAATATGCCACTGACTATATCGCCTGGGCACAAGATATCACCGGTACGATAGTAGAGCCTACCGCACCAAGCAGTGAAGAATTAGAAACAAACTACAACACACTAGATAATTACAAAGCCATCAGTGACACTATTATCTATAATCCAGCGGCGTTTAAACCTCTGTTTGGCAGCAAGGCGATTCCAGCACTCCGAGCTACATTTAAAGTAATCAAGAATCCCAATGTTGTCGTAAGTGATAATGATATTAAGACCTCAGTGATCGCAGCCATCAATCAATATTTTGATATTGCAAATTGGGATTTTGGTGAAACATTCTATTTCAGTGAACTAGCGGCTTATCTGCACGTGCAATTAGTACCAAAGATTTCCAGCATCATCATAGTACCAGCCAACGAATCAGAAGTGTTTGGTAGCTTGCTGCAGGTAAATGCCAACATCAATGAGATTATTACCAGCTGTGCCACAGTTGATGATGTTAAGATTATTTCAGCAATCACAGCAGCACAAATTAATACCACTGGTATAGTAACTACAGTTTAGGGCATAAGATGGCAATCAGAAAGACACAGACATTTTTACCACAGATATTCCAAACTGACACGAATCAAAAATTCTTGTCGGCTACCATGGATCAATTGGTCAGTGAACCAGATCTGCAGACCTTATATGGATATATTGGTCGTAAATTTGCTCCTACATTTACCAGCACAGACAGTTATGTGATTGAATCTACAGTAGATCGACAAAATTATCAGCTTGAACCTAGCATAGTAATTAAAGATGAACAAAATAACATAACTTTCTTTGCTACATATCTAGACTTACTAGCTAAGATTCGTTACTATGGTGGTATTACCACAGATCAGAGCAGATTATTTGAACAAGAATATTACACATTTGATCCAATGATTAGTTATGACAAGTTTGTTAACTTTAGTCAATACTATTGGTTACCTAATGGACCTGACCCAGTAGAAGTCAGTACCAGTGGCGTTGACCTAACAGTGACCTACACTGTAGAAAGAGATGCGCCCAACAACAGATATGTGTTTAAAAATAATGGAGTTGTTGATAATAGTATTATTCTAGCTCGAGGTGGTGTTTATGAATTTATAGTTGACCAACCAGGATATCCTGTATGGATACAAACAGAGTTAGGTACCAACGGTACATTAATAGCAACACCAACACTAAGTTCACGCGATGTGCTCGGAGTGGAAAACAATGGCACAGATCAAGGCACTATAACATTCCGCGTGCCACAATCAACAGCTCAAGACAGATTCTTAAGCATGCCTATTGCAGCTGAAGTTGCCTATGCCGCACCATTGCCTTATTATGCATTACAAAATAAAACAGTCAGTCAATTCCTTGCCGCATATCCACAATATGGTGGGATCACCGGACAATTAAACGGTAAAGAACTAATATTCATTAACAGCAGTGCCTATGACAATCTAGGTGAGACTGCTTGGACTAATCCTATAGTCAGCTATGGGTCACAGACTGCTAATGTAGCTAATATAGCCGCAGTTGGCGGAGTAGGCACTAACAAGATTAAATTAGAATCAACACAAAATGTCTATGCAAATCTGGTCATATCAGGCACAGGCATCACAGCCGGCACTACTGTAGCTAATGTAGATGTAAGTAATCTGACCGTAACTCTAAGTAGTAATTTAACTGCAAATGTCTCAGGCACTTACTCATTTACTAGCACCGCTTACAATTCAGGATATGTAGTCCCTGATAATCAACGCTTTGACGTATGGAAAGTAGTCTATATTGATGCAGGTATTACCAATACAAACGGTGATGTTGATTACCTAGTTCAGTTAATCCAAACAGACAACATCAACACAGATGAAAAAGTCTATATTAAGTATGGTCTGGTCAATGCTAATAAAGAATATTACAAAGATATTGATGGATTCTTTAAACAAGTACCACTTATCACAGCGACATTGAACAATTTATGGGTCCAAGATGAGACTGCAGGTAACTTGTATCAACCAGTCCAGATAGTTGAATATGCTGGATGGAATATTGATGTTACTACAGAAATCATTGGCCAACAAAACTATACCAGTCCTAACGGAGTAGAGTTTACTTCAGGATTAAAAGTCCAGTTTGGTGATGATGTAACTCCCGCTCAATATCAGAATCGACAATACTATGTTGAACAGGTAGGCGACCTAGGTGGTGGAATCCAACTAGTACCAGTCGACGAATTAGTAACTCCGGAATCCTATAATGATGAAAATATCACAAACTATCCTATCATAAGAATAGTATTAAGTGAGCAAGTAACAGAAAATATCCCAACAGGCACGATCATAACGATTGGCACCACCAGTGTGTTAATTTATGAAGAAGTGATCATTGGTAGAAACTATATCACTACGTTGACTAATATTAGCCAAGATGATATTGGTGCTGTAGTGTCCGGCGCAGGTATACCTACAGGCACTATAGTTGGATCTATTCGCTATGACACAGTATTCCCAGATTATATAACTATTAATAGAGCGAGTATAGATCGCAACGCATGGTCACGTAACAATCGTTGGTATCACGTAGATGTGATAATCGCTGCTGCTGAATATAACAGCGTGCAACCGATATTTGATCAAGGTAGTCGAGCACAGCGTCCTATCGTGCAGTTTGAAACTAATATACAATTACTCAATGATGGTCGTGTTGCTAAAGCACCAATAGATGTCTTAGATACTACCACATTAAATGCCTTTACAGAATTACAAGGAAAGACCTATACCACAGCATTTGGTGTTACATTATTTAATGGTCTGCGTGTGGTTTTTGCTGCTGATCTAGATCCATTGGTCAACAGCAAAATTTATATTGTTAATCTTGTTCAATACGATGTTGATGCTAACGGGTTACCAACTGGACCCGAATATATTAATTTGACACTAGCTGATGATGGTGAGGTAGGACCATATTCTACTACGGTAGTTAAATCTGGCAGATATAAAGGAAGCCAATGGTGGTATGATGGGGTGCAATGGAATCAAAGCCAACAGAAAACCAGCCTACAGCAAGCACCATTGTTTGATGTGTTAGACACCACAGGCAAAAGTATTTCAACATATCCTCGTAGCACATTTGTAGGCACTAAGATATTTGGTTATGTTGAAGGTACAGGCGCGAATGATCCGGTATTAGGTTTCCCGTTAAGTTACAAAACATTCCAAGCACAAGGCGATATTAAATTCCAAAACTATTTTAATATAGATACATTTGACTATGTAGATGAGTCTGGAGCAATCGTTACCAAGCTGATTAATCTAAACTACTTACAAAAAATACAAGATGCAGAAACATTAACACCTAAGAACACGTGGTTAACCGTACCAGAGAACAGTAGACAGTATCAACAAATCAGTTATATCTATGATGGTATAAACAATTCATTTAAGATTGATATAACTCCTAATACTGCGGCAAGTATTCCTAGTATTAAAGTGTTTCAAAACTTTGTATATCTGCAGACGGATAAATGGTCATTGGTCAATGATGAGGTCACTGTATCTGCTGAATTAACAGCAGGTGATCAGATTGATATCTTGATATACAGTTCTGAGATCAGTAAACTAGGATTCTATCAAGTTCCACAGAATTTAGATTTAAATGCACAGAACATTGATATTGATACCCTTACACTTGGTCAGGTACGTAACCACTTAGTAGCTCTAGCACAAAACAGTACTATCCTAATAGGTGATGTCCTAGCACAGAGCAACTTACGTGACATTGACATCAAACAACAAGGCGGCACGATTCTACAACATAGTGCGCCGACACCTTATGCTAGCTTGTTCTTGATTGATGATAATGCAAATTTTGTTAGTAGTCTGAGATTCGCTCAACAAGAATATACCAAATTTAAAAATAAATTTCTAGAGCTCAGCACCAGCTTAAATGGAATTGATGCTAATGATCCGGTTGCTAGTGTTGATTTAATATTAAATAAAATTAATCAAGTTAAAAATAAAACATTCCCATGGTACTATAGTGACATGGTACCGTACGGACCATTGAAAAATATCGTGGGACAGATCGGTGATATCGATGGATTTGAAATATTTGATCCTTTAAAACTAAACTATGAAATCACAGAAATATTTAACGATCAAGAATTAAGTAATCTAGCAGTATTGATCTATCTTAATAATGTTCAATTGACCAAAGGCGTTGATTATAACTTTAGCAAAGATACTCCAAGTATTAACTTTACCACAGAACTTGCTGTGGGGGATATAGTTAAGATCGTAGAGTATTCGAATACCGACGGTAACTATATTCCAGAAACTCCTAGCAAGCTAGGGTTATGGCCAACATTCATCCCTGAGATATTCTTAGACAACACTTATAGAACACCTACTAATGTAATTCGTGGACATGACGGTAGCATCACACCTGCGTTTGGTGACTACAGAGATAATTTCCTATTAGAATTAGAATTACGTATCTATAATAATATCAAGTTACCACAGAATTCTACATTTGGTGATATATTCCGTGTAATGCCAGGTAAATTCCGCAATAGTGATTACTCACTTGCTGAGATCAATCAACTAATTAGTATAAATTTCTTAAACTGGATCGGCAATAATAAACTAGATTATTCAACCAATGATACGTTTGATGCCAATGATCAATTTACTTGGAACTATGCAGATTCTACAGATAGGATTGATGGAAGTAAGTTGCAAGGTTCGTGGCGTGCCTGTTATCAATACTTCTACGATACGATCCGCCCACATATTACCCCATGGGAAATGTTAGGATTTGCTACTGAGCCAGACTGGTGGCAGGCATTCTATGGTCCTGGACCATATACAGGTGGTAACAAACTATTGTGGGATGATCTTGAAGCAGGATTAATACGCTACGGGGATCGTGCAGGTATAGATCTAAATTATGCACGTCCAGGATTAAGTGCAGTTATACCTGTTGATGTTAATGGTAATTTATTGTCTCCAGCACAAGCACTTTCAAAATCATTTAACAGCAAAAGATCAGCAAGTGCGTGGTCTGTTGGACAATATGGTCCTGTAGAATTTGCCTGGAGAACCAGCAGTGAATATCCGTATGCTGTGCAACAGGCATTAGCATTAGCTAAACCAGGCAAGTATTTTGGTTCATTAATTGATACATATAATTACACTCCATTAAACGTACTATATTCGCTTGATGAATTATCTGACGGCACAGTTACAGGATCTGAACAATATCTGACTCGTACCACCAATCATCACATCACACAAGATGCCATTGATTTCAATGGTGATGTTACTGCTGGAATAGTATACAGAGGAGCAGGATACCTAAACTGGATCGCTGATTATCTAACAAACTTAGGCATCACGCCTGCAAATTATTTAATTCCACTAATAAGAAAATTCCAAGTAAATCTTGGATATAAGGTAGCAGGTTTTACAGATCAGGCATATCTAGAAGTTTTAGCAGAACAAGTTAGCCCTACAAGCACAAATGCCAGCGTTCTTATACCATCTGAAAATTATCAAGTTTATCTAAATGAAACTCCAGTACCAGTTAACAAGATTATTTACAGTGCCGTGATTGTTGAAAAAACCACCAATGGATATACTGTACGAGGATACAATCTATTCAACAGTTTCTTTACTATTATTCCTAGCATAGTAAACTCAAATGCCAGCAGGATTTCAGTACAAAATAAATCTGCTATTATCTATAATGATTATCAGAATATAAAAATTCAGATTCCTTATGGTTATGAGTTTACATCATCTCAGCAGTTGTCAGATTTTTTAATCAGCTATGAGCGTTATCTTATTGCACAGGGATTTACTTTCACTGACATAGATCCTACTCTGAACGAGATACGTAATTTCAAACTCAGTGTAAAAGAATTCCTGTATTGGATACAGCAGGGATGGAAACCAGGTGCTGTCATAGTACTAAGCCCGGTAGCAGAAACAATCAATGCTGTTTCTTTGAATTCTATCACGGCTGGGATAGAAGATAGTCAATATGGAAGCAAAGTTCTTGATCAAAACTTTAATTTAATAAAAAATATTT